ATTTGCACCTGTGCAGAAGGCCAGATGATGGCATCAACAATGGCGCGGGCCTCAGCTTCGTCTTCGGCTGCATCAATGTCGCGTTTCGCGCCGAGGCGGATGCTTTCGATCATTGCGCCGATCTGCTGCCATTGCGCAAAGGCCGTAAGGACGACATCGGCCACTTCGGAAAGCGTTTCAGCGGTAATGCCGACTTCCGAGGACAGAATTGGATAATCAGAAGCCTGCGGGTTGGAGGCCGCTTTGAACGCTTGTGCCTCAGTGACCTTCTGTTGATAGGTCATGGCCTGACCCGCGCCCGGCGTAATGTACTTCAGGCGCTCGGCCTCGGCCCCAGCATCTACTTGGCGCTTTAAAGCATCCTTGATGGCTGTAAGAGCATCCATCTGCCATCCATCGGCACCAGATCGGACGAGCCGATCATCAATGCCGCATTGGATTGCCTGCCATCGCTCACCCGCAACAATGTGCTTCTGGCCAAGTTCGTCGATGTACCAGTCGCGGCACTCAGAGGCATCAATCAACTCGCCGTTGTGGAACCGTAATCTATCAATCTGTACATCGATGAGCTGCGGTGGGATCGTGATCCCATCGACTGTCCCCATCATTGTGCCGATAACCAGATCATCCTTGATTATTGCAAACATGACTCTTTCCTCACGCAAAAGCTGACATGTAAAGGATGCCCGATGCCACTCCGTCGATGACCGCATTATAGTCACTGGTCACTTGCGCCTCGACAATGTGACGGGTGGCGGCGAGTATCTCAATCTGGTTCGCATAGCCGTGAAGCTCGACGCCGCCGGTATTCGCAGTCGAGCCTGAAACGCTATAGAAGGGAACGCGGGACCACTGGAGCGACCATTGTGCTCGATAGCGAATACCGTCATTGCCGTTGCCAGTTGTGAGAATGTTTGCCGCACCGGAAAGGGTTGCCCGACCGCGTAATTCGGCCTTATTCACTAAAGACGTGACTGTCGCGACACCGCCCGTGACAGTAACCGACGCGCAAAGCATGTCGTCGTACAGGGTGTCGAAAATCGCATTATAGGATTGGGTGGCAGTCGGATTATAGGTGACGTCGCTGAGGTCTTTGAGCGCAAAGCCGTTAGAAGGCGTCCAGCGAAGATGATATTCCTTGTTGTTCACCACAGCGAAGGTTCGCTGCGCCGACGAATAGTCGTCAGATGAGTAGCGATAGACGCCGCGATGCATCCAACTCTGCCCAGCCGAAACGGATACCGATAACCCGGAAACGCTAATGGCGAGCTTTCCGGTTGCATTGAGTACTTCAGGGAAGACTGGATTAGTGGAAGTCGAAAGCCGTTCCTGATTGTCGCCGAAGCGGTCCTTCAACACGGCGGCAAGGGTATATGGCGAGATAATCCGGTTTTGAAGAATGCCCGCAATGGCCTCGATGACAGTAGCATATCCGCCAACCCACTCACGCGAGGCCAGCCATTCGGCGTAGACGCCGCCAATACGTTGAAAAACACGTCCATCCGGCAGACCAACACCGTGCCCATTCTTCGGCGTAAAGATGCGCCAAACTGCTCCCGACCATTCAGCGATTTTTTGGGAGTGTCCCGCCCAATCGCCCGTCGCGTTGGCCGGAATTACATAAGCGTCGCCGAGTTGAGGGTTCACAGGAGGCGACGTGACCGTCATGGATACGATAGGCATCCATGGCGAGCGGTTGGCGAAGCCTGGAGCGGCTATCTGAAGAAGTGCCTCCCAAAGCTGTTGCTGGTTTTCCGGGTCAAGATCGAAACCAGCCTTCTCAATGACGGCGCAAATTTCCTCCTGGATATCGTTGAGGATTTTGTCCGTCACCTCAGTCCCGGAGACACCTGCTGCAGCATTCTGCGAGCGGAAACCACGCCTCCCGCCGCCGATATCGACCCAATCCGTGCCGTTGACGCGATCCATGTCAGTTCTCCTGATATGAGAAAACAAGTTGTGTGTGCGCGGGCTTCAAACGGCGAAGCTCGCATTCGATATCGCTGATCTCGAAGCCGCCGAGCGGCTGACCTGCCGTGTTAACGCCCGCACGAAAAATCCATTCCGAGATAAGCTGCAGCTTCACGCGCCATGTGAACTGCTCGCCCTCTGCAATGAGGGGCTGACCGGCTCGAAGCACTCCGGCCTTGGATGGCCAGAACTCTTCGATCTCGATGGTGTGCCCGAGGCTTGCGGCCATCCTGACGTAGTACGGAATGCTGGCACCGCCCTTAGCGATCCAGCGCTGATGCGCCCGGCGCTGGCGCTGCTCCAGCGTCTGACTGCCGAGATCACGACCGCATGGATCAGGACCAAGAACGCGCTCAAAGTCCGGCAGCAGGGCAACAGCCGAGCGCGGATCGATTTCGTTCATCAGCTGCTCGGCGCTGGCTTCGCCTTCAACGAGCACTTTGGCGATGCTGTCCAGGATGGCGTCAAGAACGCCGCCGCGTCGGCCGAGCGCAAAGCCGCGAGGCAACTTACCGATCAAACTGGCGAGGATTGAGGATTGCGGCCGGGTCATAGCGGGTCCTCAAAAGTGATTGTGCCCGGAAGCGGATATTGATCGCGATCGAGCGTGAAGCGAGCAGATGGAGAAATCAGGTCATGCGCATATTCCCCTGACGCGGCCGAGATCGCTTCGGATATGCGCGATGGCTCGATGATGGCTCCGATCGGGCTGTCGTTCTGATCATCGCTGTCATCACCGATCGTCGCGATAAAGGCCGCGAAGGCTTCCTCGACGGCGGCGCGGGTGGCGACCGTGTCGGGCCGAAGACGGACGGTGATCGGGATTTCGCGCATTTCAGCCGGGACGATGACGACATAGGCGGTCACAGGTCGAACGCCGGAAGATGATCCCGGAGCGCCGAGATAGGCGAGTTGCTCGGCCATTTCCGATTCGGTCGGTGCGCGGGCGGACGTGCCGTCCTTCATGGCGACAATGACGCCGACCGATCCACGCCCCACCCAATCGGTTTCCGTCTTCACGGCGCGCACGTCAAATTGCTCACGCAACCAGGTCGGATAATCGAAGCCTGCGCCACCATGCGGGCGCTGGCGGATATGAGCGATGGTCGCGGCTGCAAGCTCGGCTGGCGTTTCGGCTTCAGCGCCGCCAGCGAAACCACCATCGGCGACCGTGATACGGTTGATTTCAGGAAAGGCGGTGACCGTGCGGAGGCGAATGCCCGCCTCGATGTTGCCGGTCGGGCCTGCAACAGCGGCCTTGGCCGGAACGGTGACGCTGCCGCCAGCCGGGATAACAGCCGTGGCCGTGGTGAGGAACAATGTGCCATCTGAACCGGCGATTTCGAGATCAGCCGGAAGCTGCGCACCGGCAGCACCTTCAACCACCAGATTGCCCACCGCATGGGTGGCAGCACGGGCCGCAATGCCCCAGATGTCGGCGTGGCGCTGGACGAACTCGTCTTCGGCAGTATCGACAAAATACTGTCTGCCCCACCATGCGACATGATCGTGGATCTCGCGCACTTCCAGAGCGACAGCACGGCCGATCATGGCAAGCATCCCACGCGCCGAGCGAACCGCGCGGGAAATCGCCAGCGGATCAACCAAAGGCCGAACGATGGAAATACTGTATTCCATGGCGGCTGCAATCCGCTCGGCAATGGTTTTGGCGGTTGGAACGGGCCACGACATTATGCAGTCCTCCGGCCTGAAACGCTGGTGTCATCGACCTGGACGCGCCAAGCCAGCATCTGGGGCGCAATCCAGCTTGCCTCGATCTCGGCAGCGGTACCGAAGTCGCGGCGCACCCAATCAAGGCTTTCGCCAAGCCAGCTCAGATAAAGAAGGCGGGTGGTTTCGGTTTGCTTGGCGCGGTCGAGAAGCCAGCAGCGCGAACCGATACGGTCACCGGATGGATCAAGTGCGTCTGCGGCAGCACCCCGGCGCTCATCGATGCCAGCTTGTGTCAGGAATTGAGAGCGACCAAGCGGCAAAGGATCGTCGGGATTGGCACGGCGGTCGAGACCGACCGAAAGCAAAACGGCTGTTACCGGCGTTTCATCAATAACGAGATCGCCATCCGCGCCGATTTCGAGATCAGCGCGGCGCGTTTCCGGGTCATAGATGAGTGCCACATCGTAAAACATGCCCGGTTTTATCGCGCGCGCGCGAAAACAATCATGCCCGCCGAAGCGGGCACGAAACAGATTATTTATCAGCCACCGGGAGGCGGTCCGCTGAGACCGCCGCCTGGCTCAACATCTGTATGCGTGTGAGTTTTGTCGATGACAATGCCGTCATGCGTGATTGTACCGCCCTCGATGGCAACGCCACCAGCCGAGACCGTCACCGTCACGCCGCCCACCTTGAGAACGATCGAAGCACCGGCCTGAATGCTGATCATTCCGTCAGCACCGACCAGAATGCCATCGCCGTGCTGATTATAAAGAGCAGCTTCGCCGGGCTTCAGGTTTCCCATGCGCGCCGAAGGATTGCTGATCGACACGATGGCCAGATCGTCCTCGTTGCCACCAATGGCGATCGCCAGACCAACGGCACCATCTTCGGGCACGGAACTGGCAACCCCGTAAGGCTGCTGAATTTCAACCTTGTCACGCCAGACGCCCGGCGCAATCTCGACCGACGCCGTTTGCGTCTCGCCATCGTCCACGATGTTCTTCAGCACCACGCGGCGCACCATGCCCCGCATTTTATCGGCTGTGTCTTTTTCCATGGCTGGACCTCACAAGGCCGAGGCAGTGCCGTCCAGTGGCCCGCTCGACTTGCCCGATTTGCTCTTCTTGACCGACTTCGTGCGGCTTTTAAGGTTCTTTCGACGGCCCTTTACAGGCTTGTTATCGAAGGCTTCCGGCGACGTGACGGCGATTTCCGTTTCCCGGCCACCATCTTCGTCCAGGAGGAAGGTGACACGGGAAATGAGCATGTCGCGGAAAACGTCCTGGAAGCTATCCTCGATCGGCACGATCTCATTAACGCGCCAAAGACGGCCATTGGCGCTGAAGCCTTTAACCCGGTAGGCGATCTCTTCGCTTCCGCCGCGTTTGGTGCGCATGCGCCAGTCGGCTTCCTCGCCACATGCCTTGTCGTCGGCCTTGGAGCGCGCGAGGTGGACGATCGGGCGATAGCGGGTGATTTCATCGTCCACGGCCTCACCGGCGGCGACAACACCGCGCCGTTCGCGCTCGGTTGCCGAGCCGTCCGTTGCCTGTCGATCTTCCGGACTGACAGGCGCGCCACCTGCTGACAGTGCAGCTGCGCGACCATCGCGTGCGGTTGCGGCCTTTTCCGACTGTCCCCGCACAATGACCTTCGAATGCCGGTCCTTGTGGGAATATTGCCCACTGGACGCCTTGACGTTGCCCGGAAGCGTTAGCGAAGCCGGAGCGCGGTTCGCGCCGGTGCGGGTCAAGACGATGCCGCCGACACCGTCAGACATGACCAGGGCATGGCGCTGGCGCGCGCCTTTTTCGATGGCGCTGATGCCTGTCTCGGAAAGGTCGATGCCATAGCGCGGGAATGCATCGCCGGTATCAATCTCGGATCGAACGGACAAGCCGAACGGTTCGGCAATGCGTTTGACGGCATCTTCCAGCTTGACGTTGTTGAACTCGGATGGACCGTTTGGCGCGGCCGTGCTGTCCACCAGATCGCCCGCCTTGTCCTTGCCACTGATCGAGACTGCGGCATGTTCCCCATCGATGTCCGGCGCGACCGTCTCGATCGAACCTTTCAGGACCATCTCATCGTTCACATAGACTTCAGCTTCAAGGCCGGGCCGGAGATAGAACACGGCGTTCGATGGCGAAGCGAAATCGAAGCTGGCAAGCGACCGGCTATAGTCGCGCAGTTCGAAGCTGAAAGCGCCGCTGAAATCCTTCAGGTCACGGGTGACGCTGGCGCTTGTCCATTGGTCGAAAATCTGGCCGTTCACCTTCAGATAGATCGAGCGGGTCATTATTCGATCACCTCGACGCGTCCGGCTGGAATGATGGCCGGGTGACGCGGCTGGTTGCGGTCGATGATCGACCGATACCCATCCTCGATCGAAGCTGGATCGTCGCCGTAAAGATGGTTGGCAAGCTGGAAGGCGTCGGTGGCACGGTCAGTTTCGATGATGCGCGAAACCGGCAGGCGACCAATGGCCTCGTTGATATCGGCGATCAGGCAAAGCCGCACGTCGCGAACGGCGCGAATGGTGGCGCTTACTTCCGCTGCAAAATCGGAATCGGACAGGCTGGAGAGCAGGTCGGTATATATAATGAGTTGGCCGACCAGCCGGTCACGCAAGGCGGCGGCTTCAGAACGCGAGCCGAACTCGACATAGGCGGCGAGCTGCGCCGCCTTGGCAACCGCATCACCTGCAACGCCAGCCAGAAGAACCGTGTCCGGACGCGATGGCGTGTCGCCGGCAAGGCTGACAAATTCGCTGCCGGCAGAAGCACACAGGTCGAGCGCCTGGCTGGCGGTCAGCCCGATCGAAGAGCTGCTCGTCTCGGCAGCTGGCGCAACGGCTGGCGTGCCCGCCAGATCGGGAACCGTATTGACGATGGCGTCTGTCACGGCACTCGCGGCAAGGCCGAGTGTTTCCGGCGTAGCGGGCAAGTTCTGCGGCAAAGCGGCGGCAATAATGCTCGATGCCTGACCGGCGCTCGACTGCCAATAGGAGACGATCTGGCGCGAGGTCCGCTGCGTGGCGTCGGTACGAAGACGTGAGAGCGTCCGCTTGGATGGTGACGTGGTCAGCGAAAGCGCCAGCGAGACGAGCGACAAGGTGGCACTGATCAGCGACGAAGCCGTGGAAAACGACCCGAGAAGGCTCGCACCATTATAGCGCGTGAACGTGGCGTTGAAGCGGACGACGCGCAGCTCGTAGGCCGAGAACGAAATCTCGGCCTGTTCTTCCATGATGACCTGCATCGGCCCAAGCCATGGATGAATAAGCGTGCCCGGTCCCGGCATCTCGAATGCGGCCTTGAGCGCCTGCGCTTCAGCAATATAGCTATCGCTGACGATCAGACCTTCGATCTGGACGGTCTGCGGCGCGAGGCCGAGATCATCATAGGCGGCGACATCGATGCCGGGAAAAAGATGTTCAGCCACGCGGCGGCCAACCTGTGTCGAGGTATCCGGCACGAAGAAGGAAATGCCCCGGTAGGAAGCGGGGAGAAGCCCCGGCAGTATATCGCTCACGCTATCGAAAATCATGCCAGCCCCACTGATCGACCGCGATCCGTCGTGATCGGCACACGCTTGTTATCGGACGAGCCTCCGACAACCTTGCCCGGACCATCCACCTTGATGCGGATATCGCCGCCGACATTGATCGACTGTTGCGATGAGGGAATCGCAGCCATGCGCGTCGGCGTCTCAAGGCTTGCCCGCTTTTCCGGGTCGTTCGAATTGGCAGATGGGGGCCGCTTCAGATCAGGTAGCGGCGGCACCACAAGATTGCCGTTCAGTGCGTCGCGCGCGTCTTTTCCCGTGATCTTGCCGTTGAAGTTCTGCACATCGTCCGGCACGCCGAGAATGGCAGCTTTGACGGCCTGAATGGCTCCAACGATGCTGTCCAGCCAGCCCTTGATTTTATTGTAAACGGGTTCGAAACCAGCCGCGAGCGCATCCCAGGCAAGCACCGGCAATTCTATCGGCGTCTGCAAAAGGCCCCAGAGTTTTTCGACACCGGAAGCGATGACATTGACTGCTCGCCCTGCCATATCGGGGAAAATCTGCATCCAGTTCGGCATAGCCTGTTTGCCTGCCGCCCATTCTGCGAGATCGGCAAGCCCTTTGAAAAGACTATTAACTGCCCATGCAAAGGTCGAGATATTACTCGTGCCAAACTCACCGAGTTTGCCAATGAATTTGCCAAATTCCAGACCGATTTCACGAAGAGCTATACCCGCACCGTCTTTGAAACCGATCAGTTGGCCTAGGGCCGAAGCCAAGCGTTCGAGGTTGCTCCAGGCGTCACCAAAGTTTGAGAACGCACTTTGCAGGTTCTTGCCCATTTGATCGAAAGACGGGGCAATGCCTTCCCAAATCGCCTTATAACCCTCCCAGATTTTACCGATCTTGTCGTAGATCGCATCGAGGGTTTTAGGGACCAGATTATCCCAATTTATGGTCGCGAATGCGTTGTTCGCATTGGCAGCGAATCCTTTGAACAACCGGGCGCCTATGCTTTTCAGGCCACTCCATGCCCGCTCGAAGTATGGCTGAACGCGAGACCATGTGGTCTTCAATTCGGTCCACGCGCGATTGCTTCCTTGTTTCAGGCCATCCCAGAGCTGGCCTCCCATTTTTTTGAGCCGTTCCCAGCCGCGCTGAAGATATGGCGCTGCCTTACCCCAGACCGTTTTAATTCTAGCCCAGGCACCCAGTGCGCCTGTCTGGATGGAGGTCCACGCAGCCTTAAACTTGGGCGCAAGTGTCTCCCAATTCCGCCAAACCAGAAAAGCACCACCAGCCATGAGGCCGATGACGACGCCGAGTGGCGACAACAACACGCCGATCAAGGCACCGATTGCGCCAAGCCCCGCACCGATGATCGGTAACGCAACGCCGAGCGCGCCAAGCGCGCCGACCAAGAGAACAACGCCGCCAGCGCCGGTCAGAAGGGTTTTCACCCAACCGCCCGTGGCCTGGTCAAATTCGCGCAGGGCACGCATGCCCGACATCAGAAGCGGGTTGATGGTCGGAAGCCAGGATGCAAAAGCGGAACCGACCTCACGCACTGCCTGAGTGCCGATCTCGCGGAAGATCGCGAGTTGGCGATTGTCGCCTGCCATCTGGGTTTCGAAATCGGCATCAATGGCCGCGCCTGTTGCGGCCGCGACGGTTTTCTTGATGTCCTTGTATTCCTCGACATTGGCGAGAAACGGAATGAGGAAGTCCAATACCTGCTGATCGCCGAACAGCTTGCCGATCTTTCCGGCCGCGCCGATCGATTCAAGCTGCTCACGGACAGCCGCCACGGCATCGGCACCCTTGAGGCCGTTCTTTTCTGCGGCCTTCATGTATTTGGCGATGTCGCCTTCGCCGACGCCGGTCAGCTTGCCGACCTTCTGGAGCATGGCTTCCAGCGGATTGATGCCCTTGGAAGCGGCATCCTGCATGACGGCCTGAATATCGACGCCCATCTTCGCAAAGTTCTTTTGCGTCATGGGGGCCAACGCTTTGGACAGGAAATTGTTGAAATTGTTCGCCGCGACCGATGGATCGCTGGCACCTTTCATGGCGATCTGGAGGGACGAAGCGAGGAAGTTGACCGCCTCACGGCCCTTAACGCCAAACTTTGCAGCCTGCGAGGTCAGTTGCGGGAAATATTTCGCCATGTCCTTCAGCTCGAAAGACCCGGCCTTACCGGCCATGACGAGCGCGCCCAGGCTATCCTTGATCTGGTCGGCCGGAACCTTCAGGTTATTGAGAAGAGACGTGGTGACGCCTGCCATGTCAGAAAACTCGGCATTGGCAGCGGTTGCGGCCCGACCGATATCGCCAAGCGTTGCATCGATCAGACTGCGATCGACACCGGCCGCAATCATCTGACCTGCACCGGCAGCAACCGTTTCCGACATCTGACCGACCGCAAGCGCGAGATCCTCGTACTGCACTTTGGCTTTCGCGGCGAAGTCGAATGCGGCCTTGCCTGACAATTCCGCCGTGCCTGCAATATCGAGCAGTTGCTGTTGAAATGCAGCCGCTTCCTGTACTGGCCCCATGAAGGAGATGGCGGCGATCGCCGTACCGAGAACCCCGATACGGCGCGCAAAGCCGGACAGCTGCTGAAGGCCATTGCGCAGGCGGCGCATCGGACCGGAGAGCTGATCGCGAAGCCTGACCAGAACATCGAGCGCCATCGTTTTTGAAGCCATGGTCTACTCTTCCTTTTTGCAGGTGTTGCGAAAAGCCATCAGACAATTCCACCAGAAGGCGGCAGTTTTGGCATCAAAGCTTTCAATCTCGGCGGCAGAGAAGCCCGATCCATCGGCGATACCGCCGAGGATTACTTGCCAGTCTTCCGGCCACTCCCCAAAAAAGAGGAAAGAACCTGCGCGGCTGCGGTGATGTCAGCTGCATCCAGTTTGTCGTAGAGGACGTTCATGATGGCCTGACTGATTTTTGTCGATCGGGAGAAGGCCACCACATTTGTCGATTCTTCCGATGTTGCAGCAATGGCCCGCTGATCAGCGCCATTAAGACGATGGAAGGTCAGCTCGGAATAAGTTTCCTCCCGAACCTTGCTATCCTTCTTGATGGTGAGTTTCTGCGGATAAAGCAGGGGCAGTGTGACCGAACCATTGTCATTCTGGATGGCGCGATCTGGCAGACGGTCGTTTGGATCGATATCCTCAATGACATCAGCGGCGGCGGTGAGCGCCAGTGAGGCCGGGTTATCCTCATCCACCACTACATCCTTGATCGGGAGCACTTCGTCGGTGACGTCGAGATCAACAATATTCTTCGCCATTAAAGCACCTCTTCAGGAGCGCCGCCCGCCCATTTCAGTTCGATTTTGCCGCCTTCGCCGCCCGTGATTTCCGGGTGGTCGGTCAGGAACGCGTCGGCAAAGGTGAAGGTCTGGCCGGTGTCGCAGACCACCTGCAATTCGCCTTCGCCCTCATCCCAGAGATTGCCATAGCGCTGGCCTTTCTCCAGATTGGTGGTCGCCGTCACTTCCGACGCCTCGAATTCCTGCGCGCGACCGACCTTGCGGCCATAGGTGACGGCATTGTTCTTGATGCCGCCCACCTTGATCTTTGCACCCTTCTCGACGGGGATGTTCTGTCCCCGCCAGATGATGTCCACAATGCCAAGTACCTGTGCCATGTGATCCTACCTTTACCCTTAGACCTGGAATTCCAGCGAACCGGCCAGAACCATCAGATTGCCGACGATCCTGATCTGCTGGCGGCTTTCGAGGCGGTTCTTGTCGCTCTTCGAACGCTTGAACACGCTCTGCTTGATGGTGTCCTCCACGCTTTCGACCCAGACGAGATCGGCGTAGTTGCGGCAACGGCCCGCCCAGGAGGCATGCATGCGGCGCGGCGTGACCACCGAACTGCCAGTGTCGTCGTCGGACGTGTTCGTGGCGAATGCCGCACCTTCCTCGTCATCCGCAAGCTTGGCGCGCGGATAGAGCAGCGAGACATAGGACTGCCAGTCATAACGTATGCGCGAAAGCGTGGCGGGCACCATGATGTCGAGCCACGCTTCGTCATCCACATCGAGATTGGATTTCCGATAGGTGGTGATGAGGCGTGAGATCGTGACCGAACCGTCCGACAGGCATTCGAAGGTCGAAACGCCACGGCGCAACAGGAGATCACGTTCGGTATCGATGAACTGATCGACGGCCCTCGGCGCGACGGCACCGGGAACCGGAAGCGAACGAAGCTGGCGAGCCGGATCGTTCGCCAAATGGAAGCTGGCTAGTCCCATCACCGCCGCCGACAAAACCCACGAGCTGGTTGGAGAACCGTTCAGGCCCACCGCCGTCAGGAACGGGCAGTTGGTCAACTGGCCCCAGGTGCCGAGTTCTGCGAACGTGCCTCGCTTACCGACATAGCCATGCGCATCGAGCTTCGACATGGCGGTATATCGAGCAGTGAGGAAGTCAGCGAAGATACCCATATTGGTCGGATCGCTGAACGGATGCTGGATTGCCGTGTACCAGGTGTTGGCGATCACATCGAGCGCGTCGGTCAAATCGGGATTACCCGAACCGCCCGACATTGGCGCGACTGCGACTGTCAGGCCGGACGGCAATGGCTGCGCTTCGACATCGACGCGCAGATCAATGTCGTTGCCGACCTCGCCGCCATGGCGACTGGTGACCGTGACGACGCCAGCAGCAGCGGTCGCGGTGACCGGCAGGCTGGCATTGTCATTGATGGCAGCAGCAAGTGCTGCGGCAAGCTGCGCGATCGTAGCCGTGGACTGGGCGGTGAATCGCACCTGCTGACCGGCCACCTTGAACCGGAGAACAAGCGAAGCTGAAACCGCACCGCCAAAGGTGAAGGAGCCGGTTGCCTTGACCGCGTCCGCGTCATCAGCAACCGCCATCACGAACAATGCCTGGGTGGTGTTGGCCTTGCGGAAGGCTGCAACCTGTTCAGCACCGATCGAGCCGACGCCAAAGAGCGCCTGGCCTTCGGTACCACGCACCACTTCGGTGATGGTACCGGGCTGCAATGTGCCGGTGTCGAGCTTCAAGCCGATGATCAGATTTTGCACCGGATAATCGAAGATGCCCAGATTGCGATAGTTCGGCTTGATCTCAAGGAACGTGCCAGGAGAACGCCAGTCGGAAGGGATTTCGTCAAAGGTGAAGTCGGCCATTCTTATTTACCTCCGGTTTTGGCCTTGCTGGCCGTCTCTTCAGTGGTGGTTTCCGGTTCCGTCACGGCGGGCGCGGGAGCCACGGCCTTCGCTCCGATCTCGATCAGATCGCCGTCCTTGATGCGGCGGCGGATATAATGAGTGACGGGAACCGTCGCGCCGTCCTTCGGCCAGTCGCGGCCATCTTCCATGGGCACGTTGCGGCCGGGCGCGAGCTTCAGCTTTTTCTCAAGCATTGCTTTCCTCGGTGTTGATGGTTTCGGAAATGGCGGGGTCTTCTTCGCCGTTCGTAATCCAGGTGATGCCGAGCGACTTGAGATCATCCAGCGTCTTGATCTGGAAGGCGGCGAGAGGAGATGTGAAGCGCACGTCAAAATCGACTTGGGCAAGCACCGTGGCGTCGTCGGCCCAACCATCAGCATAAATGGCTTCAGCGCGTGTGACTGTGCAGGTGCCAATGTCCGGCAAGGTGCAGCCGCTCAAAAGCACGCTCGACACGTCGATCATGGCATCAAGGCCGATGTCGAACCGATCACCTTTGAAGCGGGCATCAAGATTGCTCGACGCCTTCACGACCAGGACAAGCCGCCAGTTGGCCACGCCCGACAGCAAGCGACCGTGGTCGCGATCGGGCTGAAGACCCATCCAGGCGAGACCGATGAACGGCGTCGTATGTAGGACGCGTTCAAATTCCTTGACGGTCAGAACGGCTGGAACGCGCCTGATCTGGAATTTCTTTTCCGGGAATGCGAGGCGTAACCGCGCGAGAATGGCTGCTTCCATGACCCGGATTGGTGCTTTGGTGAGTTCGGGTTCTGCCATCTCACCAACCCTTCAGCGATTCATCGGAGAAAATGGCGGGGCGACCGGAAAAGCGCGGGCCATTCGATTTGCCGAAGGTTCCGGCAGATGTCGCCTCGATCGAGATCAAACCCTTGGCGATGTTCTCCAGCCAGACAATGACTTCCTTGCGCTCAAGGCGCATCTGTTCGGTTGGCTCGGTGCGCTCACTCTTTGCCAGATCGTAGCGGGCAAGAACACAAGTGGCGCGAACGATGTCCTTGGGCGCGTCCGCGAGCGGCACCTTGTAACGCCCGCGCAGATAGCCGTCGATCAAAGCCGTGGCATCGACCAGGGCAACTTCAATCTTGGCCGGATCAAGTGTTTCGGTTTCACGATCTTCCGGCATGGAGAGCCGGACCATTTCCGTGTTGCCGAAACGCTCGACCATATTTGCGACTGTGGCGTACAAGTGCCGTTCTCCAATTTTGGGTGAAAGCCGCTCCGCCGCTACAGCTTTCGTTTTCCACGCGCCTGTCGGCGGACGCGCCGGGTATTCAGTCGTCCAGTTCAACCAGATCGGCGATCAGATCGGGATCGCCGAAAATCTGGTTGAGCTGATACGGTTCGAACTTGCCAAGCGGGTGCACATTGGTGCCCGCGTGGCGATGACCGCCACGGCGCAAACCGTCGAGCTTGGCTGTGATGCGGATGGCGTCGAAATCAACATCGCCATGCGCATCGATGTACCGGCGAACAGCTGCCGCAAGATGCGGAAACGTTTCGTAGATCTCGATCTCCAATGCAGCGACTGTCTGATCGCTGACGGGACCGACCAGATTGCCGGCCCCGTCGTTGGTCGCAGTGGCCGGGGAAATATTGGTGGAATTCGCATCGCCCTGGACGGCACCACCGTTCTGGCTGGTGTTGTCGGGATTGTTCGGCAGTGGGCCACCAACAGGCTCGGCGGCTGGTACTTTCGTGGTATCTTCGGTGGGCTTTGCAGCTTTCGCCATGTTCGTGCTCCGTTGTTTCAGGGCTTTTCAAAGGGGTCTCAAGACCCTTTTGAGAAACCCTCCCACCCGTTTTGGGCGGAAGGATTTTGGATGTGCTGGATCAGGCCAGCAGCGGGATAACGACCGGCTCGGCCGTGCCCTTCCACTCGTTGCTCTCTCCATTGATCAGCTCGTTGAGCAGCAGCTTTCGGGCTGCTCCTTCCAGGGTGGACGGCACAAGCAACTTGCGCGGATTGATGGAGATCACTTCGCCGTTGCGCTTGCGGATGGAAGTCATCGCGGCGCGGGCAGCAGAATAATTCTCGGCGGTAAGCGGCAGCTTGGACTTGTAGATCAGCTGCCAGAGGCCATAACCGGCATTGCAACGACCATCGACGCCATAGACCGCCTTGCCACCGAAGAAGACAGTGTCGTCGGTCGCCTGATCCTTGCGGATAAGCTGGAAGCTCTTGCGACTCTGATAGATGATCGGCTTGATGACCTGACTGTCATCAACCAGATACCAGGCCGGAGACGAACCGTCAGCGAAATTGGAGACGGACGTTTCCTTGCCCTCTTCATCGTAGCCTGGATGATCGGTGTCGAAAAAGTTCTGGCCATCATAACACTTGGTGGTTTCGCCCTTTTTCAGAAGCGGAAACACAAGCTGATCGGGGAACTGTGCGGCGTTCTGGCCGAGCTGGGAGGCTGTCGAGGACAGGAAGCCAAGCTGATCGTCCTCGACCTGAGAGATGCGAACGCCGATCGTGCCTTCAAATTCCTTGTTGCGGATCGTGTAGGTCTGCATCGACAGGTCATGAACGACACGGTCGCCGACCCATTCGCGAATGCCCGGCAGATCGTCCATGCGCGGATATTCGTTGGCCGCTGTGGTTGATGGAACGGTCATGGCGACGGTCTGATAATGCGTCGTCGTGGAACCGAGCTGGGTATTGAACGCTGTCGAAAGGGCCGTATAGAGGCCGCGCATTGTGGATGGAGTGATATCCATTGGTCGTTTTTCCTTATGCGCCGACAGAAACCCACGTACGGTCATCACCGAGACCGGCAATGATGCCGAGCTTCAGCGCGCCGCCCGTGCCGTCGAGCGTTAGAGTTGCGTCATCAGTGGCGTAGACGGCCTTGCCGATATCGGCGTAGTCGGCGTCAAATTCGAAACCGCGCGTATCGCGGATAGCGGTGACGATCAGATCGCCGTCAGCGCCATCACGGTTATCGACGTGAAATTCCGCCAGCCCGCCGATCGCAACAGCGTCGGCATGACCTGCGGGAACTGCCAGACCGGCAGCGGTGACGGCGACGATGGCCCGACCGAAAAAGCGGATGCCCGCCTTAACCGGATAGCCAAACCGGATGCCGTTGCGGCTCGGAATGTCGAGATCGCGAGTAGCGGGCATCAGAGCATCTCCTTCTGGGATTTCTTGGTCTTGGCGAACTCGGCCTGATCAAGCCCCATCAGTTCGCAAAGCTGGCGATCCTCCGGCGTGAGTGCCGGATCGCCGCCTTCCTTCGGGGTGTAGCCACGAAGCGTGGTCGAATGCAGCGAAGGAAGAAGCTTGATCTCGTCCTCGACTTCCTGGGCATTCTTCATATGGCGGCTGATGAAATGATCGCGCAGGGCCGGAACAACCTTGCCCTCTTCGATCGCACGACCGATGACTGCTTCAGCCTTGTCCTTGGCCGCGCCATTGGTCAGCGTCGTCACCTTCGACTGAAGCTCAGTGACCGTTTTGCGCAACTCGACCTTCTCGGCGTCGTCGCCCGACTGGCGGGACTGAAGCAAGGTGATGATCTGCTCGCCAGTGGCGCCGATCTGCACGCCAGCGGTTTCAACGACCTTCGCAAGCGTTGCTGAATGCAAGGTCTTTTCCGTCACGGCGGCGAGGATCGCAGCCGCATCGGCATCTTCTGGAAGGCCGAGCGCCTTCCGCAGTTCTTCTTCCATGTCCGGTTCTCCGGTTAGGTTTGCAGTGTGAAGGGAGTTAAGCTTGAGATTGGGATCGTTGGTCAGCGATGCGCGACCGATCTCAACGACACGACGCGGTTCGCGCGCGGTCACAAAAAGCGCTGGCGACAGGTAGCCATAGTCGCGCCCGCCAACGGCAGTAGCTCCTCTGGCGTTCCACTCGACCTTGCCCCAGATACCGTCCTCGCGCGCTTCCATGTCCACAATCCAGCCGACAGCGGGGCTGTCGATGCCCTGCGTGCCGAGCTTGTCGATGGAATGGTTGATGTCGATGGGAAGCTTGCGACCGGGTTGGATAGAGCGTGCGATGATCGCCTGAAGATCGTCGGCCACAAATGGGCCGCGTCCATCAGCACCGCTGAAAGTGCCAGCGGGCATGAGATGAACCCATTCCGGCGCAACAGCGGTCGCTCCGCTTTCGACGGTCGGGAGGTTCATCATGAGAGAGATCAGAAGCTTTTCCATGAACGTGAGAAAACCACGTTCGCCAAAAGCTTATCATGCCCGCGATGGCGGGCACCAATTAAGAGGGCTTAAATGCGGCGTTGAAGTGCGCTGAAAACCGTCTCAGAGATCATGACCTGATCATCATCGGAAATACCGAGATAAGGACGCGCCGGTATCGTAACCGACTTTGCCAGCACAATGCCAGATGCCAGACGAAAAACAAGATGTGAAGCACTTTTCGGTTTGATTGTCGCGCCGAGCTGGTGAACGGCAGCATAGGGGGTGTTCGTGCCAACAGTCACCTGATCGCGGCTAGCGCGATGGCTGATACTGTCTAGCAGCCGACCGCTTTCCGTCAGGATTCGGCTGTTGCGCTTGATCTTCTTATATTCCGGATTGAGCTTTTCCCAGGCAACCCCATCGGGCGATTTCTGTGAGACGAACCGACGATGCGTCGAACCAACCATGCCGGAGCCGATTGCGCTCATGACCGGCGTGGTATCGCCCATGACGCTGATCAGCCGGGTGAAAGCCTGTTGTACGGCTTTGTCCGTAACCTCAACTTCAAGAGAAACCCCACTCATTCCGCGTCTCCATTAAGCCACGTCATACCTGGATTATATTCGAAGCCCGGATCGACGCCCTGCGGCACACGAACGGTGCGTCCACCAACTTTCTCGGCACGGAAAACAAGATCAGGAGACGGATCGGGACCGGCTTTGCCCTGGCGGCGCAAGCCGCCTTCGGAGACCGGTGTCACGAAGCAACCGCAACGCCAGCCGTTCGGCGGATAGTTGGTGATCCAGAATGGATCATCGGCACGCCACACCATGCCGTCCCAGGAGAGATGCTCCTTGCGGGGGTGAAGTGAGCCGGAATGGTTATATTGCCAATAGGGAAACGCTTCGAGCGTTTCAGGCTCCGTGAGCTTGGCATAGCGGCCCGCAGCATAGGCCGTGCGCAGATTGGTATCGAAGATGATGCGGGTGCGCCAGTTTCGCTTGCCGCGATAATCCCATCCGTGTTTTTCCACGATGGCATCAAAGGATTGCCGGAAATCCTCCAGCGTGGTTCCTTCTTCAAGCGCCCTTTGGATCTCGCGGCGGAAGTCGTCAAGCAACGCATCCGTGGCGGCACCGGCAACCATGAAAGCCCTCGAATGCGCCGCCGCATAAACATCTGTCCAGACTTGCGTCTTGACATTGGCCTTGCCCCGGAAAAAGCGGATCGCCTCATCAAAGGGCAGATCGAGCGCTGAAATCGTATCCGTCATGTCCGAGGCTCCAGAAGCATCAAAATTGAAGGCGAATTGAAGGCCGCTGGCGCGCGTTCGCAAAATTTTGCGGGCACACTTCACAAAGGAAGCGAACGCGCGCCTGTGGGGCGTTATTTTCGACCGGCAATGTCATCGATCAAAGTGGCCTGTCCGGCGAGATGCGCAAGCGCCATGCCGCGAGACATTGCCTGGGAGAGTTCATCAGGCGACAGCTTCATGCGGGCAAGCTGATCGGCAGCATCAGCAATGCTCTCGGCGCTCATGAGAACCCTTTTGATTTCTTCAGCCAGACCGGCAAGCGCGCCAGCTGCATCTTCCTGAAGCCGATCGGTCAGCTCGCCGATAATGTCTTCGGTCGGCGATTGCTGTTCGCGGGCGTGCAGCATCTTGCGAACCGAATTGAGTTCCGGTGCACGGCCCTGCGTATCGAAGAGACGATCAGCCGTCGAAGGCTGGCGACCGCCGATGAGTTCTTCACCTTCCTGGGGAGCCGGGACACCGAGGCGCTCGCGGATATACGCCGCCCCGGCTGTCAGCCCGTGCTTGGCAAATTTGTCGAAAGCTTCCGAAAATTCCTTCAGCATCACTTCATCCGGGCGACCAATGCGCACTATCGGATAATGATCCTGTGGCCCGAAATTAAACGCGATCAGATTCGGAACGAGCTGCCGGATGATGCTCGCCGTGACCATCATTGCGTCGGAGCGCTCGATATCCTCCTGGACGAGACGGTGTTCCTGGGCGACGGCGTGACCACCGGAAACAGCATCAGTCGTTGTTGTCTGACCAAGGACAGCCTTTGATATCTGCCGGTCCATCCAGTCGGCGCGACGTTCGTAAAGATCGACAGAAACGCCCTTTGCGGCAACTTCTTCAAATTCGATCTTCATGCTGTCTGGCATGATCGCGGCCATATCTCCGGCGATCTGCGTCACAGCACGCCACAGGATGTCCTTGTCCTCCTCCTTGGCATCGCCTCCATAACGCCCGATACGGATCGGCATGCCGAAGTTCTGCACAAAGATCGCCCAGTCCTTGAGCGTGAAGCTCTTGTACATCCATGCCCACGATGCCACGCGGGCGATACCCGAACGGATCGTCAGGCCCGACTTTGACGGGTGGCGATGAATGATAAATTTGTGAGCTGGTAACGGTTCCTCAGCCGGATCATCGCGAAGCACGACTGTTTCACCATCGGCACGGGCAAAGGTGAACCACCGCTGCGGCCGGTATGTAATCTCGCGCGGCTCCCACCGGCTAAGCCGGGTTTGCCAATCGATCTCCATTACGGAGAATCCTTTGCCGATCGCATCGAGTATATCGAAGAGACTTGCGCGTAAAACATCATCGTTAATCCACGACTGGACGAACTCCGCATGTTTTTTATGGTCGGCATCATCGCTAGCGGGTTTCACCGTAATGGGGAGTTGCGCCACGGAACGCTTGCGGGTGGACATCACCCCGAAATAATGAAGGTCGCGCTCCTCGATGTCCTCGGCAAGCTCCAGATAGGAGAGCGGATCACCTTCAGCAGCTGCGCGATGAATGGCTGAAAGACGACGCGGATTAAGCCCCTCGGCCGGATGACCGGATATGACGGGACGAACGCCGCCGGTTGTCGGCCCTGCATAGGGTCTGGTTACGTCCTGCCGCTTCAGCGGATTGCCATACTGATCGACCAACTGTGCCATCAGAGCGAACCTCTCAATTGTGGATTAATCGAACGCTCACGATCATCGGATCGGCGGCGATCGCCGGACGGAAGGCTTCGGCGTGTTTCGTACCCGTATTCCATATGCGGCGTACTGGCGGCATGAATGCCAAGGAACGCAGCCCACGTCCGGTCGGCGTGATCGTCGTCGCGCTCCGCCACAAATCGCGGCGCGCCGGTTGGAGATGTGACCTTGCGCAGTTTGTGCAGATCGGAGCGAAGCGGCACATTGCCCATCGGAATGCGAACAGTCCTGTCTTCGAAACGTTCCTTGCCGCCATTCGCCATGATCAGCTTGCTGCCGGTGCTAAACAGGACACCCTCGACACGACGACCATAGCGTCGCAGCGCGTCCTCGACCACCTTCTCGCCCATGCCGGTCTGGTCGATGCAGGCCCGCGCCACACGATAACGCATCATCACGTCATCAAAGGCGGCATCCATGTCGGCAAAGGTAGCGCGCTTCTGCTCAACGATCTCGCGACACCACAACACGTCGCCGATCTCTTCCCATACCCAGATCACATGAAGGTCATTGCGTCGGCCAATGTCGCGACCGACATAACATGCGTTGCCCTGATATCCTTCCGGGCTTCCAGCGGCGTCATCTTCAACTGATGAAATCAGTTCATAGGATAGCCAGGCGCTCGCCTCGTCCAGATATTGCAGCTCATATTCCTGCGCCCAGGCATCTTCGTCGGCAATACCGGCACGCAGCTCCTCTATGTTGCGAGGCAAGCCGTCCCTGACCGCCTGATAGATATCGACAACATGCCGTGACCAGGTATCGTCATTGGCCGTGTCCAGCTCGAAGAATTTCCCGCTCTTGCCATTCGGTGTCGATGTGACGCGCAGCTTCCAGTCGGCCGAGATAACCGGGAAGAGCGCTTTCCAGATCGCATTACTGTCCTTGTGGAATGCGAACTCATCCAAAAATACGTTGGCAGAGAAGCCGCGCGCCGTGTCGGGATTTGCTGGCAGTGCCGTAATACGGGTGCCATGCGGCAATGTCACTTCCAGCGCCTTGTAGCTGCCGGTGTCACCCTGCCAATCAAACTCGTTGGCGTCGAACGCCATGCCGTAAGCCTTGGCGTGAGGGTATATTCCTTCCAGCATGGCTTCACGGGCTTGACGTTCGCCACGGCTCAATATCACCCACCGTGTCCGCTGGCTCTTGATCGCATGCTCAAAACTGTCATCAACACATTCAAGTGTTGTCGTGAACGTCTTGCCGGTTTGGCGGGCAAACTTGCCAATTTTGAAACGGCTTTTATCCGTGAGCCAGCGGCGCTGATAGCCGTAAAGCAAAGGCTGTGTCATCAGGATGTCCCATAAGCTTCACGGATCATGCGCAGGATTTCTTGCCCATCGACCTTACGTCCAGCTTTCTCGACAGCGTCGGTCGCGTCACCGACCGCCTTCGCCAGCTTGGCTTTGGCTTCTTCCTCGGCCTTGCGGCGATGTTCGGCAGAATGGCGTTGCGCAACCACGGTTTCCTTATAGGCGCGTGCCAGCTCCATGGCGTTCTTGGAATTAAGGCCATCGCCGTCAAGCAACTCATCAATAAGCGTTTTGAGGAACTCGCCGAGCACAATATCGGACTTGCTGATTTCTTCAGGCGTAAGCTTCTCCGCGATGCCTGCATAAATGTAACGGCGCTCCTCCAATTGAGAAGCACGTCGAGACAGACGCATGGCTTTACGGTTGAACGCCGATCTGGATATCGGGCCGATGCCTCTGACTTCCAGACGGTCATTCAGCTCAAAAAGAATATCCGCCTGGCTGCGGCGGCGTTCGTTGAGCTGTCCAATCGCCCAGACCACATCGTCCTGGGCTTCTTCCGGCAATAGCTCCAGACTGTCGAGCCGGGAGCGGCCACGCCTGTCCTCTGCCATGGTCAGCCTCCGAGACCGGGCCGGGCCACACCCTCAATGATTGACCGGCGCTCGACATGGTCAAGTCCAGACTGGGTGAGACCTGCAATCACGACTGTGCCAGCTTCTGTCAGACGCACCGCGCCCAACTCCTCCAGCTTGCGCAATTGCGTGCGCACCCATTCGCGGGAACGGCGATGACCGAATGTCTCCAAAACCTTGGTGAGGATAGCCTCATTCAATGTGGTGTTGGTTTCCTGGGCGAGCGCCTTCAGAATCACCAGACGAGCATCTTCTGTGAGAAAATCGGCGAAGCTCATTATGGCTGCCCCTTATTGATCAAATAATCTTCAACGCGATGTACGGTGCGGCTCATAGACGAGATATTTTCTTCCATGCGACCGAACGATCCGCGAATCTCCGAAATCTCCAGCTTCAGATCGGTGAGCGCTTTTTCATCGGGCATGTGTTTCATCTCGGCCTTGATCTCAGTCAGTCCGTCTTCGACCACGCCGAGCCGCTGACTCACTAATTTCAGTTCGTCCGAATTCTGACGCGAGCCTGCGGTAAGCCATGCGTAAATCACAGTGCCAATCGAAATCAGCGTGGCGATGACGCCGCTCCAGTCCTTTAAAAACTGATGATCCATCAACGCTGCCCCCGCTGTTTGCCCTGCCGCTCCAATTGTTGCTGGCACTGAATACAGCGCCTTGCCGATGGCAATGCAGCCCGACGCTCAAGTTCGATATCGTCCCCGCAGGAAATACAGATATTCGAACCCTTCCGGCTCAGTTCTGTCTGCACGGCAGCAACGCCAGCCTCGCGCTCCTGTTCGGCGCGCAGGTCTGCCAGTTCATGTGCCTTGTTTCCCGCTTCCGTCACTTTGGTCGCTCCGCTGGTACGGGGATGGATAACGGGACCGCGTCAACAGCAGCCACGGCGGCAGCGCGCCGGGCCTCGCAACCTGACAATGCGGATCGATCCTTCGCCCACATCGGCGTCAGTTCCTTGGCTGATAGCGCACGGTCGGGCAACGAGACAGGCGGGTCGCAAGGTTTGCGCGCTTCCTTCGGGATATCGGGCTTCACCTGATCAGTACGGAGAACCGGCTTTTCCGCCGAGGAACTGGTTGTTGAGCAGCCTTGTGCGATCGACATCGATGCCACTGCCAGGAGTGTCAGAAAGAGCCGCATTGGCATCCTCCAATTGAGAGACTTGGTTCTTGAGGCGGGAGATTTCGGCTTGCGCCTTCTCGTTCAGGGCGCTCGCGGTTTTCATCTGCTCGATGATGTTCTTCGCAGCCATCTCATTGGCCTTGGCAATCTGCTCGGACCAATGAGCATCGCGGGCTTTCTCGGCGATTGCGACCGCATCGCCAATCGTATCGCGCAAGGTGCGGACAGCACCGAAAGCGAGAACTGCCGCCGCCAGAAGAACAATGGCGGCGATCATGATCTGCGAAGTCCATTTGCCAAACCATGCAGTGAGAGCTGCGATCATGGTTTGCCCTCACGTCGATCGAATAAGAGTGCCTTTGCCTGTGTCCAATAATCGACAGAACCGAAACCGCGATGGACGCCAAGATTAGCAATGATGAGCATAACCATCGACGGCACGACGATCGGCGCGATTGCCACGGCCTGTTCGGAGCCGACCGACGCGGCACCAACGAGGGTCAGGATCACAGCCCAGGCGAGATAGAAGCTGCCCCAAAGATAGCGGCGGGTCGAGCGGTAGCCGGGTTCTTTGATCGGTTCGCTCATGCCGCGACCTCCGGCATGAACCGCGTCAGCTGTGCAAGCGTTTTGGCGCCGACAATCCCATCAGCAACCAGACGATAATCACGCTGGAAAGCGATAACTGCCTGTTCGGTGCCGGGGCCAAAAATGCTGTCGATCGACAGATGATAAAATCCGGCACCACGAAGCGCACGCTGAAGGTCGGCAACCGCAAGGCCGCGCATTCCACGACGCAGAACCACATCGCCCGGATTTGTGGCAAGGTTGTCGGCCTGTAGCTCGGCGACAATGTCCTTTGCTTTGGCGAGATACGCGGCGCGGTTGGCCAAGCCATTCGTGCCGCCGTTGACGACTTTGGTGATCGCAACCAGGTTATCGTAGTCGGCAAGTACGTTGAGGTTTTTCGATGACCAATAATAAAAGGCCGATAGAAGCGCCCACGGAAACTCAGCGAGCTTCTCAGGATACAGCAAGAAATCCGGAGACTTTGGGTCACGAGCACGCGACCAACTATTGAACTTGCTGTGGTTCGAGCGGCCGGTGGTCTGAATAAGTCCGTGCCCACGAAAGCGTGGTCCGTCACCTTTCTGGGTGTTTCCCAGATCAGCCCGGCCTTCATAAGCTGCACCTGACGCATATTCAATGGTGGTACAAAAGCCATCGCTCTCATGCGCCACCTGGGCAAGAAAGTGCACAATGCGGAGCGCGGTCGTAACCTGAAATTCTTTCAGCAGGTCTGGCAACAATGGTCCGGCAGAAGCAATGATATGCTGCTGGCCTGCAATCTTCTTTACCTGCGCTTTGGGCGCGATCGCGGCAAGAACTGTGTGATTGATTTGGGATGCAAGGTCGGTCACATCACGCCCTCCGCGAAAAGCTCATTGAAGTCCATGCCCACAAGGGCGGGTCTAACAACGGTTTTACGCGGGGCATTCAAGTCAGCCCATGCCGGAGCAATCGGGCGCTAGGATGAACTATTCGGAAGGGAACATTTCTATCTGACGGTCGTCAGATTTCTTCGTGCGGTACTTGACCGGCGAACGGTTGAAGAGCTTTTCAACGCCGCTTTCAGTGATGCCTAACCTACGTGCAATTTGCGAGTTCGACAAGCCATCCTGGTCACGGTAACGGCGTGCACGGATATCACGGACCATAGGCACGCTGATGTAGTCACCGCCATAGCGCCGGGAGAGCCTATTTGCAATATCTGCGCCAACCGTTTCGATCAGTTGCGATCTATCAATATTGGATGGAACATAAAGGCGGATGCCCGCATGTTCCTCTGCAAGGCGGATCAAGTCGTCCTCACCAAGTAAGCTGAGCAACTCTGCCACAAGACGATGATCTTTCACTGTGGCCTCTCGATCTGTGCCGATATAGCCAGCTGGCGCGCGGTGACAGTCCGCAGACGGGCTTCCAGTTCGACACGTTTATGGGAGTGCGGCCGCATCAGGTTGATACGGCGCTGGAGGGTTTCACGTTCTGCCTGGAGACGATTGATCTCGGCCTGTTCAGGCGCAATGAACAGCGGCAGGTTAACCAGCGATGCTGAATGCTGAACCATTATCAAGCCCTCACCATTGCCAAAGTGCGGGAGCCGCGCTTTATTGGAGGAAATTTGCAGGGGGTGAATATGAAACTGGTACTGGCTGGATTGGCACTTTTGGCATGTGGCGCTGTCGCCCGTGCCGATGATCTTTCTACGATGCAACTCGCAAGCGGGCTCGGCAGCGTGCTGGCGGCCGAAGAACCCTGCGGCCTTTCGTTCGATCAAGGTGCGATTGAGAAATTCATCAATGCCAAGGTGCCAGCTGACAATCTTAATTTTGCGGGCACGTTGAATATGATGGTGTCTGGAGCGAAGCTTGAACTGGACGGAATGTCTGCGTCGCAAAAGACTGCGAACTGCACCCAGGTCAAACGGGTCGCAAAATCTTACGGGTTCACGAACTGACCACGCCACAAAGCCAATAACCTGCTGGCTGGCTATCTCGACATTGGAAACGGCGCGGATCGTGAAAGTCATGCCTGCTTGGCCTTCCTGATCTCATTGCCAAGCTCGTTCATGACGGACTGCCAATCCTTCCCGGTCATGGTTTCCAGCCTGAAGGGCTCGTTCCAAAAAAAGCAAAGACTGCGCACGTAGGTTTCGAAGCCACCCGGTGCCGGTAATTTGCCAAGCTGCGATAAAATGCTCCATTGAGCGGCGGCAACCTTGGCGGCGTCCATGCGCCGCCAAGGTTCCATATCGCTTGTTTCCATCCAGACCGGGCCCACCTTTCGCTCGATCCACTTTTTCAGCCCTTCAATGGCAGAGCGGGCATCAGCAGCATGATGAACGAAACGAACATCATCGACGCCAGTTTGTCGCAGAACGAAAGCAATCAGTGCTTCGTCTGATCGGTTCTCAAAAACACCAAGGTTCCATCCAGCAATCCAAAGCGCCTGGAGCTTGGCGGCAAACTTGCCTTCAAGGCGCTTTCGACTAGCCTTTGAAGCTGGCTTGAAGCCTTGACGACGAAACTCATCAATCAGCTTCAGGCGTTGGCTTTCCGTCATCGCTGCTGAAGAGTGCTTGCCGGTCACGCGGATGCAGATGGCGCGATAGGTGTCGTCATCCAGACCGAGCTGCTTTTTAGCAACGTGTATGGCGGCGGTGGATTTCATCACGCCAACCTTTCCATATCGGTGTGGAATGGAAACGGTGTGGGCAGCGGCTCATCGTCACCGATCGGTTCACCATCAGCATCGCAATAAGACGCACGATCCGAGCTGCAGCAATCCGCATGGATATAGCCGCCTTCGCTCCATTCATTGAGGACCATTTCACCAACGTTGATGGCCTGTTCACAGCCCAGGCATATGTACTGGCTGACAGCGGGCTTCATTGTACTGTCTCCTGGTCAGGGGTGGGTGATACGCCAAGCATTTTGAGGCAAAGGGAGCTGTGCCCGTGTTCCCGAGCATGCTTCATGATTGCGAAAATCAAGCCGTCTACGTTTTCACCACATTGTGCAGCAGTGCACATCAGGCGTGCGTGGTAACCACTATTCTCTGCGAGGAGGATGGTTGAAGCCGTAGCGCCTGGGTCATATTCGACGTTCGCAACAAATGACATGCCGCGCTGCTTACATTCTTCTGCAAGCTGATGCAGACGAGGCGCGATGATGTCATCATAAAATTTTTCGTTCTCAGTGGTCATGCTGCACCTGCCTTCGACGCACGCACAAAGACTCGGCGATGATGATGCTCGCAGAAGCTGGAGCCGCTTTTCACCGGATGGGCGCAAAACAGATGCTGTTCGCCCTTCGCCGCGTTGTTGACGGCAAACCGACATTGACGCAGCGATATATCGGTCAATGGCAAGCCGAGCGGCTCAATTGGCGGATCGATGGCTGGCAATTCTTCGCAGACGAAAACTGGCTCCGGCGCGGCAACAGGTGCGACGATGACTGGCGCGGCTTGTACCTGCCGAGCTGGAGACCGACGCGCAGTAGTCTTCATGCGACCGGGTTTATAGGGTGATGACTCTTTCTTCGGCAGGCGTGCACCACCGACGCCACCACCAAGGCCGATCTCGCTCAGCATCTTGTCGCGGTGAATGATGCCAATTACGGCATTACGGCTAACACCGAGGCGGGAACTGATCTGGCCAGCTGAAAGACCTTCGCGGAGTAGATTGGCAACGGAAAGCTTGCGCTCTTGTGTCCAGGTGGAAGGTTGCGGATGGTTGCTCATGCTGCACCTGCATTCGCTTTTTGCCGGGCATGATCGGCTTTGGCCGCATTGATTACGGCGTCGAAACCCGCTTCGATAGTGTCAGCATAAACCCAAATAATACGACGCCGCCCAGGGCCACTTACAAACGTGCTGTCGTCAAGATAATCGCGAGGTTCCCAATCTCCGTAGAAAATGAAACCCTTTTCATTCCCAAATTGGAGCGCATCTAGAAACTGTTCGGGTGTGGGCCAATGCGGACCACTGCATAGTTTTCGCAATGCTGGAAGAGCATCAAATATTGGGTGAATTCTGTCTGTATAACCAAGATCATTCGTGAATTCTTCAAGCCAGTCCGGAACGTTTTCCGTTGCCAGTCCCTGCAACGGGTAGATCGCAACTACGTTTGCTTGGTTGTCGAATAGCTGACAGGTTTGTTTTGAAACGAACATGGTGTCACCTCAAGCCTTGGCGATGTCTACGGTGACAGCAGTCCACTCATCCTGAACGGAAGCGCGCTCGTAGAACCGGACGTATTGTTTCGAATATTGAACGTCGATGGCGTCCTCGATGGCGCGCATGGCGTCCTTCCAGCGCTGATCGGAAATATCGAGCTTGGTCAGCTTCTTGATTTCCTTCAGGTTGATTTTGCCTTCCTTTTCCGTATCGAACGCGCGGGTGATGATGGCGCGGATTTCAGCGCGCGCGCCGTCCGTCCATTCATTCAGGCACTCATCAATGAGGCTTTTCGCGACCTGCAATTCCGGGCCTGCGACCTCAAAATCGTTGATACTGACTTTTACCATCATCAGCCCGTCGATGGTCTGATAGGTTCGGTTGCCCTTCACGCCGCCGGGCCGAGCGTTGTATTCCTGCTCAAGCACTTCATCCAGGCCGTCGAGGTCAGACATACTGTGCTTGCGGAAACGGCTGATCTGCGTCGAAATTTCCTTCGCATAACCCATCACCTTGCGGACCGTCTCATCGCGGAGCTTGTCGGCGGGCTTCACCAGTTCGAGCGGTACCAGTGCGCCTTTGGCATTTGCCATGTATCGCTTGCCATTTACGAGGGTGATGCCCTGCTCTGGTTGTTCTTCCAAGATGCATGCTGCGAGTGCTTCAGACATTGGCTATGTCCTTTCAGGGTTGGGTTTTAATGGGAGAACCGAACCGGTTGAGAAACACCACATTGGTGCCGGGCCGGGTCGCTTCTTCGATTGTGATGGTGACGATGGGATGCCGCTGCATGACCCGATCGACCTGTCGCAGTCGCGCCACTTCGTGGCCGAGGATTTGCGCGGTATGGCCGAGGCACATGTAAAAGTCGGCAAGGTTGCGAATGTCGATCGGCAGAAACAATCTGCCCTTTTCCTCGAACTGGAGGACGTTGCGGCGGGCTTGAAAAAGGGTCTCGCTGACTTCGTAAGGATCGCGGTTCATCGACGCCCCCCGAAGTCTGGCCGAATGACCTTGCCGTCATGTGTCGCCACCGGAGCGTTGAAAATCTTGGTCGCCTCGGTTTCCATGAAAGCGCGGCCCGCACGATCGGCTTCCAGAAGTCGAAACCCCGTCAGCTCCATTTCCATTGATGTGGCGAGTTCGGAACAAAGTGAGAGCTTGGCATAAACATCGGCAAAGCGATGCGGTGGCATCGGCTGATCGATGTCGTACTGCCCCAACTCGTCGGCGATGGATTTGAGGATGGTGGATAGCTCAATGCCCATTACACCAAGTCCTCAACATCACGGTTTTCCCATGCGGCCTTGATGAACTGAAACGAAACTTCTTCGCCCGCGCCGAGTGCGACCATGCTTGCGAGTTTCATGGTCTTGTCGATCTGGCGAAGTGCGCCGCCCTTCATGCCGATGCCGAGCAGAAATTTGACACTCTCCGGTTCGGTTACGCCCCAGGCGCTGATGAATGCCTGCAAATCTTCCTTGATGGGCTTGCTATAGCGCAGGCGCTTACCGATACGGCTTTTCAGCTGAGCGTGTGATGGTCCATCGGCGCGCTTGGCAAAACGGCTATGGATTTCGTCATTGCCGACAAGCGCCACACCGCAATTGAAAACATCCACAAAATGGCGAAGCTGATTGATCGCCTCGTCCTGTAGGTTCTGCGCTTCATCTACAATCAACAGTGTCGGGGTACTGGAACGACCAAGCCGGTTGCCGATTGCGCGGGTGAGCTTGGCGGGATTGTGCTGAATGACATCCAGTTCCGCTGCCAGATCGACCAGCATGCCATTCACGGTTTTGGTGTGTGGCGACATCGTCACCATGTATGTGTGCGGACGTGTGGCCCGATAGTGGCGGCAAGTCATCGTCTTGCCCATGCCCGCGCCGATCGTAATCATGACAAGTTCTGGCTGAACCTGCGCCCACTTCAACGCATCCATAATTTCATCAGAAGTGCGGGTCTTGAAAAAGGCCGGAGATGTTGGGAGCGCGCTCAATTCTGCGGCATCGTCCAGTGCATCAAGCCACTGTTGAACGGTCACGTTCTGGATGTCCAAACGACCGGGATACTTGCCTGAATACCAGAGTGAGAATGTGCTGTCCGCCATGCCCACGCGGCGGGCAACTTCCGCCTTCGGCCATTCATTTCGCGTCGCGATCTCGCGAACCCTATCAACAAGCGACCACCAGATATCGATATCCGTTTGCGAACGATTGCCCGATAGTTCCGGCTGGGTCGAAGGCCGGGACCACGCAATGTTCTTGTTGGATGTTGTGTTGTTGACGTCTTTCATTTAAGGTTCCTTGCATTGTTTGGGCCCTATCGGGCTGATTATCGGGCGGGATCACTCCCGCCCTTTTTTTTGGAACCGTACTCACTACTTACCGGCTCATGCTTCCCTTGTGGGAACTGGATCACGGAAGGCTCCTCGCCAGCGAGCTTGCGCATCGCACGGGCAAAGCCGTCCTCGAATTTCTGTTGGCTGATGGCATCGACTGCCGTTTCTTCCTTCATCGCGAGGTTGCCGTGCGCGATGCGTGTAACTTTCGGGCGCACCATTTCCGGTGCCTTCGCTGTCTTCTCGCCCTGGTAAATCAACTCGCCCAACTGCTGAGCTGACAGCTTGCGCTTGGCGTCGGCAGCTGCCTGCAAGCTTTTCTGATAGTCGCGGCGGGCGCGGCTGTGTGTGCGAGCTGCATCAAGGTCGTTGAAGCCAGCATCGGCAATGCAAGGCGCATCGCAGATCAGGACATTCTTCATGTCGTAGACCTTGATTGACGTATGCAGATTGTCGGGATCGAAGCGGATCGTCACCTTTTGTCCGGCCCACTGGTTGAGTTCCAAGCTCCAGTAACGGTTGCCCTGGAAGTGCACCTCGCCGCTGCCCTTCTTGGTACGCAATACTTCTGAAGCGAGCAGCCAAAGGGACTTCTGTGCGGCGGTAGGCCAGCGCACGATTGCCGTTTCCATGCTGGCAAGGAAAGTCTCATCAAAGCTGCGGCCTGCGCAGTTTACGGCGCGTCTCCCTGCCTGTGCGTTGTGGTCCGCGATCTGCGCGGCAACATGCATACGGAAATCTTCCAGCGGCACGGCGCGGGATGCGTAGTTTTCCGGTTTGGCGTCGGGCCGGTTGCCGGTGTAGGCGCCTGCGCAGAATGGGTGCTTGGCGATCATATCCGCCAGATCGCGGAAGGCACGTTCAATCGGCTTGGACTGACCGGAGTATGGTGTGGTCCAATGCATATTGACGCCGAGTGTCGTCAGCAGACCGCGCGGGTCTTCTTCCTTCACCTTGAAGCGAAAGCGTGTAACGCTGCCACCCGATATCCATTTCGAAGCGAAGGCCCGCCCATTGTCGAGATAGATATCATCGGGAATGCCATAGGTTTCCACCATGTCACCAATGACGAGGCGAACGGCTTCCCACGTTTCAGCGTCAGACAATCGCCAAGCGACAATCTTGCCGGAATAGAGGTCCTGGATGACTAGCATGTACATGCGCACAGGCGTTTCCGACCATGGCACTTTGACAAACACGTCGATCTTGTGGCCATCCATGTTCACCATCTGCATGGCATGCAAGTGCGTGCGGGTGCGGCGCTGCGCCGGATAGAGGGTCTTGGCTTTCTCCTTGCCTTCGCGGGCAAGTGTCTGCACGGCATCCGTCACTTCCGCATCGAGGCGACGGCGCAAGGCGCGCTCAGAAGGCACCGGCGACCAATTCCGCTTGGCCGCGACCTTTACCATCCGGCGATAACAAGCCGAGAAGCTCGGACGTTCTGGCCGCAGATAATCAGATGTCAGAAAGTCCCATGCTTCATCATGGCATTCCGATCGTTGTGCATTGCTGGCGAACGATGGTGCAAGCGCGGCGAGCCAATCCGATCGATCACATCCCTCGACAAGCGACCACCAACTATAGAGCGAACGGATACCAACGTTGAACCGACTGCGCGCCAGTTCCATGGCAACGTTCACTTTCAACCCGCTTAAGCTGATCAATTCGTCAGCAAAGCGCAGAGCTTCGAGGCGGCGTTCACAACGAGCTTTATGCTCCATTGAAAGCCCCTCATAACGTGCCCATAAAGCTGCCTTCTTGGCGGTATGAAGGTCGCGATCGTCATTCGCCGGTGCATCATGAACCACGATAAGGCGTGTCTGTGCGGATTTGGGCAGAAGCGAGATATGGTATTCCCATGTCGGCTTTGTCTTGCCGTTCTCGCGACGCGCCAATTCGGGGTTGGCCTGACGCTTGCGGCGAAACACCTTGTCCAACCCCTTTTCGGAAGTCGGCAAATCGGGCAGGCCGACCGTTGCGAGTTCCGCGATGGTGAACCACTCTTTCATGGCCGCCCCCGCGTCTTGAGATTGACGGGCTTCGACTGGAGCGATTTGAGCTTCGCCTTGATTTCCCGCTGATCTTGCTGAAGCTTGGCAATCTCTGCGAGGCGAGCTTCATCCCCTTCCAGTAGCGTCAAGCCATCTTCGGCAACAACAAAATCCCACAGCCAGACTGCGCCGGTTGCCCGGACAAATGCCTTGAAGCGCACCAGACTGATATCGTGAGACGTGCGGCTCTCAGCGGTGTAGGCATCCAGTGCCGCTTTCGTCAGGTTGGGAATGCCGAGATATTGCGCCATACTGGCTGCAATGACGGCGCGCTCGTAAGGGCACTGTCGAATTGCCTCCGACATAGCCCGCCGTAGTTTGGAGCGAAAACGCGGCAGATCAATTTGCGATACAGGCGAGCGAACCGGAAACAGCGGCTCGCGGAACAAGTCAAATTGTTCAGACTGAAGCTTTGTCATGCTGCATCCTCCTCGGGTGTAGCCAAGCCAATATGCTGCTGGAAGCGCGCTTTTGTTTCGGTGTTGGCGCGGCTCCAAAGGTCAACCATGTCGGAGAAAATCTTTTCCTGCTTGTTGACCGCAGATGGCGGCAGCGTATCGCCGATCAGAGAAAGGGCGCGCTTCAGATCGCCTTCCTCGCGAAAGGCGATAGCTGTCCGGCGTTGCATCGCTGGATCGAGCTTGGCGAGTTTCAAAAGCTCGGATTGATTATCTGCGATATCGGTGCCGCGAATGGCTGCCCGAAGATCGGGATGGATATTCTGCGCGATCAGATTGAGACGCTTTATCGACGGGACTGAAACCCCCATCCGGTCAGCGACATGGGCTGAAAAACCACCCGAAATAATAGGGTCAAGTTGATCCTGTTTTGGTCGCCCACCCTTGATCTCGCCGTGCTTCTCCTCCCACAGCTCGCGGTATTTTTGGACAAAAATCGCCCGATCAATCACCGACAGTTCATTGCGGAAAAGATTTTCCGTGACTTCCTGAAGGGCGGCTTCGGTCTTATCAGCCTCAACCACCAGAACATCAATTTCCTCGTCGCCGTTGATGACAACCGCGCGGAGGCGATGCGCACCAGCAATAAGGGTGTACTTCCCGCCCTTGGCATTCGGCGTGAAACGAACCGTGATGGGATTTAAAAGCCCATGCTCCGCGATGGATAAAGCAATCGCCTGGGCATGGTCTTCTTCGACTTGGCGAAGCCGGTCGCCGACCACGATATCAACAATGGCTATACGCTTGAACTCGGCCATTATGCTGCTGCCTTTTCCAATTGTTTCTCGAAAAGGTTGACTGCGCGCGACGCCATGCGACGATAGGCAGCCTCGAATGTCGGATTTTCGATGCGGCAATCGACTGCGCGAATGGCGAAAGAAATCGAGGTGCGCTGGCGCTGTTGCATGGCAACTATCCGCCTCTTTGGCACGCCGAAGTCGGTCGCCATGATATGAATGGCGATCTGACGAGCGAGCATTGCATCAAACCACTGATGCGGCGGGTCGATGATGTCGCGGAGCGCAAGATGACGAAAGCCCGTCTGCACTCCAGCATAACAACAGGCCAGCATGACCTGTAAGCGTTCCTGTTCTGAATAGGGGTTGAACATCGCTCACCCCGCGAAATATCGAGTAAAGGAAATGATCACCGCAGCTGTGGCCGCAAGCGTGATCCACGTCAGCGGTGCGAGAGAAGCAATCAAACTCATGCGTCTATTGGGAAACGTGAAGCAGTTTCCCACGTCGATTTTGTCATCGCGTTTCGGCATTGTGCGCCTCGTTATTGTGGGAGATTGTTTGGGCCGTGGCGCGGTGCCAGCATACGGATAACAGCCGGGACGGACCCTGCGGGGGCAATATCCGTCCTGTCGGACACACGGTTTGTGGTGACCGAAATCAATGGCTAGAGTATCCTGGCAGACACCGCGCCACACCATCACGCGGCATCCTGCTGCGGGGTAACGACAGGCTTGCTGCGCGATGGTTTGGGATGGTTTGAGATGTGGATTTTATTGCGTCGCTTGGGGTAGCGGTCGCGAAAGACGACCTCGACCGGCTTGCCGAGTACATCTGCAATGGCCCGTTCCATTCCTTCGTGTGGACGGGTCCAGATGTTCTTGACACAGGAGGCAGGCAATCCATAGTCCTCAGCAATGCCTGCGAGAGTCTTGTTCGATCTGCGCAGTGCACCAAGGATAGAATGACGATCCCACTCAACAGGGCTTGTCATTTGCGTCTCCTTCAGGGAGCGGATGTTGGCGCATCCGCTTTTTGTTGGTCTTTGTTTGTGCAATTCCAGTCTGACTAATCAGGCTGATAATGTAGGTATGTAGCAAAAGTTTGCCAGTTGCAAGCAAAACTTTGCTACAGACGAAGGAGCAGCTTTGTCTGACGGCAGCGACATTGGGAAAAGGGTGCTGGAGGTTCGGGAGAAGCTCGGGCTTTCGCAAAAGGAAGCAGCCGAAAAGCTCGGTGTTTCCATTCGCTCATGGCAGGGCATGGAGCGGGGCGAAAACATTCCCAATGGGGAAACCCTGCTCAAGTTTTTGGCGTTGGGTTATAATCCTGGCTGGGTTTTGACTGGCATGGGCCAGCAACGCTCGGATCGTACTGATGAATATTTAAAGGCTGACCACATCAAGCCGCTCCAAATCAACGAATCTGTGCTTAACAACCTCGTCGTTCTGACCCACGAAGAGCACACAGCCTTGAATATCAAGCTGAGACCAGCTGACGAATTCAGGGAAGCTACCCGCCTCTATAACGAATTGTTGCGTTTGGCGGATGATCCCGACGACGAAGCCGAACTTGAAGCCGCAATACCGGTAATCCGCATTCGGCTCCGCAAGCGGCTGGCCGATGCAGTTGCCAATCCAGGCACCGGCAAACGCTTGGCTTAA